CTTTTTGTTGATTGCCATTTTTGTAATGTAGTAAAGATTTGTTGTTTTAAATTTAATATGCTTGTATTTTGGTCTAATGTTCCAAAACCATTGTCAGGCTCAAACACACCTATATGCAATCTTACAATTAATGGGTCATACACTTGAACACCATTGCCCCATAAATGAACACCACCGCTTGAATCAAACTCTACAAAACAACAAGGAAAAGGAAATGAATAGTTTTCTCCATTTTCCAATTCAGCAAATTGATTACGCCAAACACGAACATATAAATTCGGTAAAACAGAATTTAACTTTGTTTGTATTTCAGTGAAAAATTGAGTATTCATTAATTAAATATTTTAGCAAATGTATCTAAAACTAATTGTTGTTGTTCTTTTCTTAATTTAGTAGAATCTCCCATAAATTGTCTTTTAGGCATTTTAAAAGGATATTTACCAAATGCTCTACCCATCAATCCTTCGTTGTGTATTGCTGAATAAGGCAAGTCAGAAATAATTACAATCTTTTCAAATGTTTTTACTGTGTTATGTATCGACCTTTTTAAACTTCCTGACTTTAATAGTATCTTATGCGGGTAATTTCTTTTTCGTTTTTGCCAAGGTGAATATGAATCATCTGTCCATCCCGATTTGCTAAAACTATCTCTAAAAAATTTTAATGCCTGTGCGTTCAATTTAGTAGGAATATCCTTTTTAAATTGTTTTGACTTATCATCAACAGACTTAAAATTAAATTTGTTCGCCATCGTTATAAAATTCAAATGCCATATTTGACGCTTGTACTATACTTGCTAATTCTACATTTACACCATCAAACTGATAACCATGCTCCCTCACTTGCTCAAACTCCTCCTCATTCATTTGCTTTGATACCCACACTTCAAATTTATGAAATAAAAAAGCATGAAGCCTTATAGTTTTTAATGGTTTGTAAATTTTTCTGTAATGTGCAACTGCCGTAGCAACCATATCTACAACAGTATTACCAGTAGTTTCCCAGTCGCTATAAAGTTTATTAGCCATTAAGTTTTGAATCAATTAATAATAATGCAGAAGGGTCATTTTGTGCAACAGAAATAGTTGCCAATAAATCACCATATTCACCAACGCTTTTTACTTGATGCTTTACAAATTCTTGACTGAAATAAAATACAGCATATTCATCGTTACATGACATATTAGATAAATTCTTGTACTCATTCAATAAATTCAATTCAGCATCGTAAGCAACCTTAAAAGCATCCTCAAAAGTGTTTATGTCATTCATTGTTCGTGTAGCACCTGTGTAATTAGGCAACACTCCCAAATCATTGCAAAAATCAATAATTTTTTGGTAATGCTCAACCTCTGAATTTGCTTCTTCTAAAAAGAATTTAGCAGCACCAAAATAACCCAATTGTTGCATACAAGCACACAACTGACGATACATTAATTCAGCAGTTAATTCTCCCTCAATTCGTTTCTCTAACTCAAAAACGTATTTATTTGATAATAATGGATTCTTCATTTTATTCTATTATTGTATCTATTGGGTTGTTTATGTTGTCAACTTTTTCAGTTATTTTAAGTCCTGTCATTTCCTCAATTTGCATTGCGTCAACTTTGTAACCAGCATCAAACAACGTTTTAACATTGTCAATAATTGCCTTGTTAATTTCGTTCTCCTTAATTAATGCCTCCTCCTTCTCTTTATCGTTGGCAAAACTAAATCTTAAGTTTTCAGGAATAGCAATACCGTGCATTCTCATTTTAGGCAACAACAAATCATTCATAAAGTTGGTTATGAAATCCGTGTCTTTTTTCTCAATAACCTCCAATGCTTCACGAGTAGCATCGTTTTCTCCCAACTTACCTGGTGTGCTATCCAAAGCATCAGCATGACCTAAAATAATTTTAGAAATCTTTTTCTCGCATCTTTCCTCTAAATCGCCATAACTCTTATATGCACTCTTGCTTGAACTTGCTTCCAAGAAATCAATCTCATCGTTAGGATCAAAAATACCCCAACCACTTGACCCCATGTTTTGAAGCATATTTTCTAACTCACCCCTCTCATCCTCTTGCGTCTTTGTAGTTTTAGCATATCTAAAAGGTTGAGAATATAATTCAACAAAGTCACCATTGTAACCCATTAAATTACGCAACATAATTTCATAATACGCTATACGATACAATAACCCATATCCGCATTTAGAAACACCATTTTCAGTTGGCGTAGGAACATACAACAACCAATCCCTAAACTCCTCATCCTCCAAAAACTGAATACCACTTAACGCATAAACGTAACTTACAACTTGCAACCTGTCAGGAGATATATTATGTCGTTTAATTAAACGTATTCCATCCAATTTGTCATCCTTAATATTGCTAAAGTTGATTAATGAGTAACCATAAAATATTGAATCTAACGCATAATTGATAATAGTGTTTATCCACTCACCTTGAAACTTGTCTGTCCAATATTCATCAATCTCCTCGTTCTCGTCTATTAACTCCCACTTTTTTAATATAGTCAATGACTTGCGTTTTTCCATACAAGCATAAACATGACCATTTAATACAGTGTCCATATACAAACGTTGCATCTTTACCCTATGTGGGTAATATGCCAACTCCGCCTCGTTTACTGCATCCCTCCAAGTAATGACATCTTGACGAATACGTTGCAACTGAACTTTAGCAATATACCTGTCAACGTGTTTAGGGTCTTCAGTTCTCGTTATGCCCTCGCCACTACTAACTAAAGGGTCTGTAATAGGAAACCAATAGTTTTTTATGTTTTCTAATAATCCCATTTTTAGTAATTATTGTAATTTTTTACATTGCTTCCCCAACGGATTCTTGTACCTTGTTTAGGTTGTAGTAAAGGTATGTTAGCAGTAATAGCGTTGTTTTGTCCTCCAGCCTGAATTAACCAATCTAAACAATATGTGTAGTTGTCTTTTCTTAACTGCGGTATGTTATTAGGAGCAATCCTCATGTGTATCTTATACAAAACAATATCAATCAAAAATGCTACCAACTGCTGACTTCTGTTATCACCTTTAACCCACGTTATTGGCAACCATGAATTAATGTCAGTACCAGGAACAACATTTAAATTGTTATCTTTTACAGATGTGTAAATTTGGTTTTGATATAAAATATTTTCCGCTTGTTCATAGGTGGTTAAATTATTCCAAGAATTAAAATCAAAAGGTGTTTGATATACATTATAGTTTATAAATGCATAATTAACACCAGTTGACCAATAATAAGAACCTTTGTCAACATCAGTAGGTAATATGTTTGTTACAGAAACAATACACTTGTAAACCTTATTTTTATAATACACACAATCACCTACATGATATGTTGTATTGTATGAATAACGTGGATAAGGACTTTTTACATAATACAAATCATATTGATTGCCTACTAATTGCCATTTTGCAATATTAAACGCTTCGGGTGTAGTTATAGCAGTTATACATACATAAACCTTGCCTTGATACAAGCAATTTGATTCTATTGTATATGTCGAAGTATTGCTATATTCAGGTGCATTTAATTCAATTAAATTATTTGCAAAATATCGACCATTATTTATAAAAACGCCTACATCCCTAAACTCGTCATCTATGTCATAACGCTGAACTAAATAACTTATCATTTCAGCTTCCGCCTCCAATTCACAACTTTGCCTTACTACATCATTACCCTGCGTAACTTGCGTTAATTGCTGCTCTTGAATACGAAAATTGAAATAATCTTGTAAACGTAAATATGCCATATTTTACGAAATTAATACCACTAATAAAATTAAAAGCAATTATACTATATTTATTTTAATAACCATGCTTTGAAATCTTATTTTTGCCAGTTTTAGAGTTTATTGCACTTGTTCCCTTTTGGTAGTTAGTATATTCACTATAAAAAGCCTGACATATCAAATAATCAAAAGTATCACTTGTATGCCCATACTTCTCTTGACTCACCCCGTTAACAGTTTCCCGTTCTTTTTTCTTTGTACCGTCTGAATCTTCCTTTAAATTGTTAAAATCCCTTATTGACGTTTTACAACTTTCATCAACCATAAACTGAATACCTGAATATTCACGCTCAAAAACATAGTTTATAAAACGACCACGCATAACAACGGAAGGATTGGAAGGCGGAACACGAAGCGAAGGATTAAACCTTTTTAAATACTTTAATATCAACGTGAAAAAATTTTGTCCTTTTTCTAACTTTGTGTCCTGCTTTTTACTCGTTGCATCTCCATAAACAAACAAACCCGCTTTATGCAATGAATACTTTTTCTCAATAGCACCGCATAACAACTCAACAGTGTTATAAGGCGAAGCCATGCAGAACTCATCTATTTGTTTAATAACTTTGCCCACTATTTGATAAACTGTTGCCGTTATATACGGCTTAACATTCTCATCAAATGAAATGTGCAACGGCAAAGCATCGTTATATTGACAACTTTTAACGTGTTTATCCGCATTAAAACACTTGTAAAACTCTCCGCCTGTTCGTAGTTCTATATCCCAATTTCCTAAAACAAATACCTCATATTCATAACGTGGTAAATCTTTTAAACTTTCGATATAATCCTGTGGTATATGAGGGTTGTCAAATATACGAGAAGGTATATACAACCATCGAGGATTCAACTCGTTTCTTTTGTATGGATAATAAAACAAATCCCGTACCCAGTTACTCGTCGGGTTGCAAGTGGCTAAAATTAATTTTTTAGGTTGTTTAGGGTTAAGATTATTTTTGCTTTGAGGGATAATATAACTACCTGCCCGTTCCAACGCTTTGTAATAACTTTGCTGCTGAAGTTCGTTTATTTCTTCCAATAAGAAGCCGTTTACTTCCAACCCTTTCCACCTGTTCAATTCTTTATCGGTATCATAGTTTTCACTAAAAAAGATTATTTGCGATCCATTTACACACGTTACCACTTGAGTATCTTGATTATAAGACTTAATAAAGTTTTCAGGCTTAATCTTTTCAAACGAGGGCAACGTATTTCGTTTCAACGTTGGTAAGTCTTTTCTTACAATAGCCCAACGTGAACCTGGATAAACTTTGCAAAGCAAAATAATAGCACCCAACCCCGCAAAGGTTTTCCCGCCACGAATAGCACCACCGTACAAAATAAAGTCATACTTGTTACTGAATACCGCTTCAAAGAATTCTTCTTGTTTTGGGAACGACTTAAACAATACCTGCTCACTCATAGTTAATAATTTTTAGCAAATGTAATAATTTGAAAACATAAACGAATTTAATCCGATTAACATAACTTTAAACAACAAAAACAAACATATCGTTTTTCTTTGATTTAAGGCACTTAAAATAATCTAAACATATAAACATATTACTTTGTACGTTAACATATCTTAAAACGTTTAAAAATAGCCTTAAATTAGATTTGGATAATCAACACAATAATAGATTTTGAAAACTTTAAAGGTTTGGTTGTTTAAGTTGGCTAAAATATGGGCAACAAAAAAGGGAGTATAAACTCCCCTTAAATTACTATCTTATCCCTGAAGTTATTTTGTGTGAATAGTAGTAATATTATAATTCTATAATCTGGTTACCAATTTTGAAAACTTGCTTAATAGGTTCACCGTTACTCGTTATATCGGTTGATTGAACAGGTTTACCGAAGCCCGAATCCATTAATGCTTGATAGGCTTTAGAGTCACCAGAAGCAGCCTTTTTTATCATTGCTAAAGTAATTAGTTCCTCCGCTGTTAAGCGTTCAATATCACCAGTTAACTC